ATAATTTTGATATCTACCAGTTCTTTTAATAATTGAGGTTGAACAGTGGTTTGATTTGCTCTGTCCTTTATAGATATCAAGTGAATCTGCTCTGCTTCCAGATACCGCACCGTGAATAACATTTACCTTGTCTTCGTTTTGAAAACTTGTTTGCATTTTCAAAAAGTTTCTAGAATCACATTCAACAGTATATACTCTATATGCACCGCTATCTACTGCTAATTTAGCAAAACCACCAACATTACCACCAAGATCGAGACATATTTTATCTCTATAATCTACTTCTGGAATTTGATAGTGCTTGATACAGTCTGTTATCATACTTCTATCTACATCTTCGGTAGCGTTTAAGTATTTTACGTATTCTTTTCTTAAGTTTCTTTGTAATGTTGATAGTGCCATAATTTTTATTTTTGTACTAGATCTGATTTAATATGAACTACATCTAATTTTGGATGAGATGTTTTGATAATTTTAAGCTGAACTGGATCGTCTTCAAAAAATCTAACGATTTCATATCCATCATTTTTTAACCTTTCTAAAGTTTTTGCTTTATGAGTTCCAGAAAATCTTCTCGCTTTAAGTGTATGGTTTCCACGCTGCTCTAAAGTCATTGGGTTAAAGTATATAGGATTCGTAATTCCACGTTCCTTTAATACTTCCATAACTTCATCTTTCTCGTCTATACACCTACCAGTAATAATAAAATCTTGTGAACTTCGAGGAGTTATTCCGATTGAAATAACTCCGTCAAAATCATAAGCGTATTTTACCATGTGTTTATTTGCGTAATACTCATCTTCAATTTTAAGGTCATTGTTAGACACACCTTGAAGTAATTTTCTTAGAAATTTAAAACTCATTTTATACATTTTTTAGTTTTTAGAAACTTTTTCTTTTTCAGCTCTTATTTGCGATACTTTATTAGCAACAACCTGCTTTTTAGTAGTAGGTGTTAATTTTCTATTTGCTAAAGCTTCACATTCTTGAACAGCATCTGCAAACATCATTTGCTTTGGTGGAGTTTTTTGAGTGAATGCTGATGGACCTCTTAAGGCTCCAACGATTCCCATTTCTCTTGCAACTCTTACATATCTTAATGCGTCAATTACAACTCCTGCTGAGTTTGGACTGTCTTGAACAGATAGTTGAGCATCGAATAAAACGGGAGCTCCTCCAAATCCTTCAAGTTCTAATCTAAAGTTTGCTACTTTATTATCACCATAATATGCAATATATTCAGAAGGACCTGCATGTAAGAAACTATCTTCTGTTGAGATTCCTCTAATATCGTTCTGTGCTCTAATAACGTTCTCTTTAGAGATTTTCTTAGATTGTAGTCTTCCTTTATCTTCCATATTCAAGAAGTCAGTATTACCACCAACATTTCTTTGGATATGTGCCTTAACATCATGTCCTCTTTCAAATGCAAGTTCTTGTAACATTTGCGATAGAATAGATGCACCAAATTGGCTTCTCATATCATCTCCAACGATTGGAATTCCAGCATCAATAAATCTCTTTTCCCATGTTGGGTTAGAAGCAATAAATACAGGAATACAATTTACAAAACTTACTCCAGTTGCTAGACAAACTTCTGCCCAAAATTCTGTTGCTTTTTGAGAACCTACAGGAAGATAGTTGACTAATACTTCAACTTCATGTTTATTTACATAATTGATAATTCTTTCTTTCCATTCTTGTTCTTTAGATTTTGTCCAAGAAGTTCTATTCATTTCAGAACTGTTTCGTAGTTTTTCTGAAACTAAAAATCTGTCTTTTTCTGGATAAGAGTCCATAAGAAGTGCATAACCATCAATAACAGGTGCTTCATATACTGGCGCTTTTGAATTGATTTTTTCAACAATATCGTAAGCGCTATTTGGACGCTGCTTTAATGCTTCTCCAAGAGGAGTATTTACTTTTCTTTCATCAATATCAAAACCACATACAAATTCGATATTTTCAGCTTTATAGCCTCCAATATCTTCTCGCATCATGCCATTTGCTGAAGTCTGCTTTTCAGAGTAATATTGTACTCCTTCTACTAGGGACTTGGCGCAATTTCCTACACCAATAATACCAACTTTAATTTTGTTACTTTTGCTCATAATTTATTTTTATTATTTATACTTTATACTAACTTTTTTGATTTTGTTTCAAAATAAACTAAAAATCTTTTGCTTTAATTCACCATTGTCTTCACCTGTATCAAAATCATAATGGTAATATTGTCTTGAAAGATGAACACTTCCTGGTTTTTCCATATATTTGTCTGCAAATTCTTTTGGATGGGTCTCGTACCAGTGTTTTGGCCATTCTTTAAATTCCCAACCTTTTTCTTCACAAAGCCTTCTAGCAACTTGATTAAATGCTATCATGATTTCTGTTCTTGCTTTTTGAGTTCCAATAAATGGAGTTCCTTTATGCCATCCTGTTTTTGGAATTCTTCTCTCTTCATATTCAATTGGTAGTAGAGCAACAACTGTAATTTTTGGAATATCTAAAGTTTCAAGATGTTTAATATAATCTTCAGCAAGGGTTATTGCTGAAAACATGGGATCTTTTTGTCTACCAAGATGGTGTCTAACATCTATATTTCCAAAATATGAAATAAGATGCTTTGTTCCTTCTGGAATATAATTTTGCATTCCTTCTTTAAGAACTCCAAAAAGTGTTTTACCATCATTTCTAGAGATATTTGCTCCAGGTTTATATGCTGAAACTGAGTGACTATCACCCAATACAAAAGTATCAGATTCTAATGTAAGATCTATTGTTTTTATATTGTTTGAAATTTCTGAAAGTTTTTTAGTATCAAGTTCTGACCACATTTGAGAACATGACTTCATTCTGCTTTCTGCAAATTTACCAATATCTGGCATTTCTCTATTAATACAAAATATAGGACCTTTGAAATCTAATAGTCTTTGCATTCTCATTGCAGTATCATCTTGTGCTCCTCCAAAAAGATTATAACTTCCTTGGAATTCCATTGGGAGTACAATAAACCATGCGTCATAGTCGTGAACATTATCTGATTTTGTTAAGACATCACAATCTAAACCAACATGGTTCAACTGGTTTTTTAGCATGTATGTCCATGCAGATTTATGTGAGGCCTTCTTATTACTAAATGTAGTTACAACATCATCAATTGCAATTTTAGCCCATGTTCCTAATTCCAAAATATCATTTACTGGTGTTTTCATCTTTTTCGTTTATGTAATTATCTAATGCTCCGATATATGCAACCGCATCTAACAAATTATCTCTTTTGTGATTATAGCTTTCTCTAGAAAATTTAAGGGCTATAAGCGCCATGTACATTTCTTTACCTGTTACTTCTAAACCTGTCATTCCATTAAAAATAGATGCAGCTCTGTCCATTCCTTCTGAGAAAGGACCATACTGTCTCTCTTTTTCTTCTGATCGGTTATTAATGATTTCTTCTGCTTCTTTTAAAATACTTTTCATGATTCTTATATGAGGTTTTTTGATAAAGTTTAAATTGGCTTTATCTTATTATTATGCCAATATGCTTTACCATAACTTACTAAAATTTCTTCACCTTCTTTAATATCTCGAAGGGCTATAAATTTAAAAAACACATCTTCATGTGGGTGTCTTTGGATATTGGGCTCAAATGAGTGGTTATATAAACTACCGCACCCAAGAGCTAGAACTCTACGCATTGTTCTCGTATCGAGCCATGCATAATCTGTAAAGACGTGAGTTCCTCTTATAGGAAGAACTTTACATATTTCTACAACTTCATCTTTTTTAATAAGTTCAGTTGCAAAACAGCCATGTCCTCCTCTAGAAGACTCTTTTATTTCTATTTTAGTAGGGGGCTTATACTTCATCTTTGTTTTGGTTTAATTATTCCGATATACTATAACATTCGAATTCATCTTCAAATTCTATTATATATGAATCAATATCAGAATTATTATCAAATTCTTCTACAGTTATATTTTCTGATTTACAATATCGTTTAATTGCTTCTTCTTCACTTATGTTTAGGTAACATTTTTGTAAACCTATATAACCTACTGATATTATTTTATTTTTACTCATCTTTGTTTTGGTTTTAAAATTTCATACACATCTTCAAGTCTTTCCATAGTCTTCTTACTAACTATTGACATATCAATATCTTCACGAAAGGTAAATTGTTTCTTTGAATTAACACTACCTAGAACCACCTTCTCACCTTTAAGCATTGCATATATTTCTTTACTCATCTTTTTTTTGGTTGGGTCTATAGAAATAGGTAAACCACTATCAGGGTTTGATAAACAAACATCTTCCCATCCAGCACCAGAACACCAAGTAGGTGGACAATACATTTGTCTTATAGTAGCGGTTTCTAACCATACCCAAACACCATCGAACCTCTTAGGAAACCATAGGAATTTAGTTACTAATCTATCTTCGTAATATTTAGGTTTTTTTACTCTCATCTTTGTTTTAAATTGTTATCAAATACTTTATTAATATCTTCAGTTAATATTCCTCCTTCAGAAAGAGGAGCATCTAGTAAAATCTTTGCCGTAGCTAAAGCCATACCAGATTCTCCTTCTTTTAACATATCTCCTAAAAGGCTAAGTTTCATATCTGCTGGTAAACTTAAAAACCATTGTTTTTCTGCTTCTTTCATTTTATTGATTTAAAAATGTTAATAATACTTCTTTCTCTGCTAAGTAAACTTTAGAGAACTTAGGGTCATTATCTACAATAGACTTTGTGTTATCTACCATATCTAGTTTTTTGATTGCTTTTGCACGTTGAGATACTAAGCCTAAACGCTGAGCCTCTAATTGCTTACGGGCTTTACGGTTTAGATTTGGAAAATCTTGATGTGTGTATACATCAGTTAAAGCAACTACCAAACTTAAAGTATCTTCAGCGTCAGCTTGACTGAGTGTTTGGTGCAAAAATGCCCGTAATTGATTGTGAGTTACTGCAGTATCTTCTAATACATCATGAAGAATAGCAGCATTTACCATGTTTTGGTCTCCTCCGTTATCAATAACCAATTGAGCTACTGCAATAGGGTGGATAATGTATGCATCTCCA